GAGAAATACAATGTGTACGACGTCGAAAGCGCACACAACAATCCTGGTTATGTCAAGCGGTTTTCGCTTGAAATTGTGACAACAGATTAACCGAGAATCAGGCCTCCCACCCGGAGGCCTTTTTCATGCCCGCGCCACAGTCACCAGATCAGTTCCTGGCTCACATGCAGCGCCTGCAAGAGCAGGCTGTCCTCGAAGTGGAGCGGGCCACCTTCTGGCTGTTCGTGCTCGGCGTGTTGAGCACGTTGGTCTTCTTCTGGATGCTGTACTGGGTGATCCGCTGGGGTGTGCGCGACGGCATGAAGGACGCCACGGCGCGGCCGTGGTACCGAAACGATCGACGCCAAGTGAGCCGCGATCGCGAGCCCGGAGAGATCCGGCTCGATTGACTTCCGGGGCTGCCTGCGGGTACCCCGCAGGCACGTCTACAGGGGGTTGCACCCCCTCCCTGCGCTTCGCTCCGGCCCCCGGAGGGGCTTCACCCCTCCCGCTACGCGGCCCCCACCCGAAGACCGTTTGTCTTCAAGAAGGAGCGATCAGCCGCCCGCAGTGCTGAATGACCAGGGCGATGACTTCGGCACCCGGGGCTTCGCCTGGTCGGCCGCAGGATCGGGCGCAGGAGACGCCGCAACGGTCTGGGGCATGTCGCCTATCACCACGAGGCCGCTGGGCGCCTGTGGCGCGTTCTCGTGGCTCGGCGGGGCAGGGCGGTCGACCTGGCGGTCTCGTGCCGCCCTGGCACCCTCGGGCTCGAAGTCCAGCCAGATCCCGGCCTTGACGATCTGCGCGCAGATCTGCGGGCTGGTCGTGTACGGCGTGGCGTCCTGCGTGTAGCAGCTGCACCGGTCGCCCATCTGCACGCATGCGGCCGGCACCGGCACGCGCTTGGGCTCGGTCAGCTTGTCGTAGGCCGGCGCCGAGTGCACCAGGCCCCCAATCCGGGGACGGTACGCCGCGATGTACTCCGTCGCGCTCTTGACCTTCGGCGTGTCAGAAACCCCGCCAGTGGCCACCAGGCCGGATGCCTGGCCGCGCGACGGCTTGGCGGCCTGGGCCGGCTCATCGCCCACCATGTTGCGGTAGGCGCTGCGGACGCCGAAGAACAGCAGCAGCGGCGCCAGCACCAGGCAGGCCAGCAGCACCCACACCTTCTTCGGAATGCGCAGCTTGCCGGTGTGCAGGAAGGCCGAGTCGTACCAGTCGTACACCTCCCGCGGGAAGGGCCGCGCCTTGACTTCGCCGCTTCGGCCGCTGCCCATCGACTCGCATTGCAACTGCACGCTGTCCCAGCGGCAGAAGTTCGAGACCGGCGCGGCGCCGGCCAGGCGCTTGACGTGCTCGTGCCAGCCAGGCGCCTGCACCAGATTGCGCACGAACTTGTCGATATTGCCGGGATGCTGGGTGAGCAGGAAGAAGTCGAAGCCCCTGGACCGATGTTCGGTCAGGTGCGCGATGTGCGGCGGCGGGAACTGGCTGGGCGGCCGCTGGGGCAGGTCGTAGTGGCACTCATCGACCAGGAAGATGGTGCCGTCCTCCTGCGCCTCCCAATCCTTGAAGTGGATCAGCTTCCAACCGAACTCCTCGAGCTTGGCCGGCTTGATGTTGCAGTAGGGCGTGTTCGCCTTGGCCTTGTCCGGGTAGTCGGCCGGGCGGATGTTGATACACACCGGCCGGCCGGTCTCCAGCTGGAGCTTGCGAACGTCCTGGAGGGTGAAGAGGGTCTTGCCGGAGCCGTTGCCGCCAGTGCGCAGGTAGAGCATGGGTCAGAGCTTGAAGAAGCGTTTCACGGCGAGCGCACCGGCCGCATTGCGAACGGCCGTCATGCTCAGACGCGCCACGTAGGCGCTGCACACCACGTTGATCGCGTTGCCGACCTTCATGAAACCGAGCAGGCCCACCAGCTCGGCGGGCAGGCCGGAGAAGTTGTTGAGGGCCTGGGCCTTGAGGTGATCGAAGGTGACATCCATGCCGGTGTACGTGGCAATGCCGATGCCCAGGCCGATCAGGACCTGGACGGCCAAGCTGCCGGCGACGTAGCGCAGGCCACCGAAGAAGGCCGCGAGCAGCCAAGGGATGAAAGCAGGCATGTCAGCCTCCGATGACGATGCGGGCGGCGTACAGGTACGCGCACACCATGAGGATGTAGCCCAGGTATTCGAGCCACGGGCACAGGTCGGACAAGGGCAGCACGATGGATTTGTCCATCACGACGATGGTGAGATCCGAGAGGCATTGCGACACGCCCAGCGCGTTGCTGCTGTCGAGGTCGGACGGGCTCATGTTGAAGCTCGGCCTGCTGGCCGCAGGAAGGTCGCCGGTCTGGTCCTGACCGGCCTGGCCCTTGGCCTTCATCGCGTCGTACGCCTGACTCTCATCGGTCGGGTCGGGCGTCTTCTCGAAGAACTGGCAGTTGCGGCGGTACTGCTCTTCGGCCATAGCGTTGACCACGGCATCGTCGCTGACGGCTTTGAAGCCGCCGGCGCACGTCCCAGAGAACGAAGACTCGCCATCGCCATCGCCGCCACCACCGCCCTTGCAGACACCATTACCGCTATCCCTCGAACAAAGGGAGCCGCGCGATTCGGTCGTGCTTGTTGTGCTGGTGCCCGTCACGTTGCCGCTGGCGTCCTTCGTCGTCGTCTTCTCCGTGGTCGTGCACGTCGAACCGTTGCACTTCGTGTCGGTCTCCTTCGTGGTCTTGGAGCCATCGGGATTCGTCGTTTCCTTCGTACCAGCCCAGTCCACGCCCTTGTTCGGGTCAGGCTTCGCACAGACCGACACGCCGTTAACCTCGCCCTGATAGCCACCGACACAAGGCGGGTCCTTCGCGGCAGGCTGTTTCTCGGTGCCCTCCGGATCGCCTTCGGTCGGGTCGCTCTCGCGGCAAGTGCTACCAGTCACGCGGGCATCGCCCTGCGTGTACCAGTTGCCATCGGCATCGGGGAACGACTTCGCGTTATCCAACGCGATCTTGCAACCGGCATCGAGCGGCACCTCGCCGCCCACATAGCCAGGCGTGTCGATGGGAGAGCCTGCGAGCGTCAGGTTCTGACAACCGGACTTCGTCCCACGGCCGGGAAGCTCGGTGAACCAGGGCGGCATGCTGGAAGCGTTCTCGCACCATTGCTTCCACTTCTCCGATGCAACCGGCGCAGGCTCACACGCCGTATGCGCGCTGTTCTCCACATAGCCAGAGTTGCACTGACACTGCCCACCCCCGGCATCGGTGCTGTTCGCAGGACAGACGTTGCCGCGAGACGTCTTCGTCACCGACGATGACGTGTTAATCACAGTGCCATTGGTTTTATGAGTCAGCGTGTACGCGCAACGCGCAGGAGCCGTGTCCACATACCGCATATTGCTCACGGTATAGACCGGGTCTTGTCTCGCCTCAACCTCAGCACAAGCCTGCTCACCAGTCGGGAATTGCACCCCATAGACAACATACCAAAAGCCCTGCTGCTTCGGAACGAGAGCATGCGCCTGCCCAGCCATCAGCAGCAGTGCCGCAACGATCAGGCGGAGAACACAAGCCACGCGGCCCCCAGGATGGCGATGATGACGAACAAGCCCACGTGTGCCCCTCTGCGAAGCGCACACCGCGTGCGCTTTGAAGAGAGCCCCGGGTGATCAGGCCGGGGTCCGAAGGTCGATCAGCCGCTGATGGCGCGACGGACCCAGCGGAAGGCGGCGATGCCGACCACCACGACCAGGATGGCGGCACCGATCGCGGCGATCGGCACGGCCTGCGCGCTGATCTTCGCCACCACGTCGGCCACGTCGATGGCGCCGGTCTCCTGCGCGAAGGCAGGGGCGGCCGCAGCACTCGCGGTCGCAACCACGACCAGCGCGTTCACCTTGCCGCGAGCCCAGGCGGCGGCGTTCGAGACACGTTCCTTGATTTCCATTTCAGTCTTCCTTTTCAGGTTGTTCTCCGGATTGACGAATGAGGAGCACCAGCTGCCGGAAGACCCAGCCGATAGCCCACACCAGCAGCACCGCGCCGGCGATTTGTGCGCCCTCTGCAGGTGTCAGCTGCAGGGGCGGCAAAGAGAGTTCGTGTACGACGGTGACGGTGCATGCCGCATCGCACTGGATGGTCTGTTGCGGATCCATCAGCGACCACCACGCGCAGCCCGCAACGTCGCCTCGATGAGCAACGCCACCAGCACGATCAGCACGGACCCGACGAACCACCACCAGCGCCAGTTCACCAGCGCCACGAAGGCCACCAGAGACCACCACCAGGCCACCACCAGCGCCGTCCAGCGGATGCACCAGCGCATCACAGCTCAGGCACCTTCGTGCAGCGGATGCGCGCCACCAGCTGGCGGCGGCGCGACTCGAAATACTGATGCGACAGCTCGCCGGCATGGGCGATGACGCCACAGACCAGCACGCCGCAGAAGAAGGCGAGGGCGGTCATCACGCCGCCTTCGGCATCGGCTTGGCCAGGTCGATCGGAACGACCTTGAGCACGGTGATGGACTGGCCACGCTTGGTCGCACCCAGCTCGATGAGCACCTTCGCAGAGATAGGGAAGGGCAGGTGCATCAGCGGCTTGACCACGCTCGAATCCACGCACTTGTATTCGACCGTGCGGAAGCCCTTGTAGTTGTCCTTCGAGGGGTCGAACGCCTCCTCGATGAACACCTGGCCGCTGTCGTAGTCCTTGCCCTCGACGTTGCCAACGAAGAAGCCGGCGCCCTTCACAACCATGTCCTTTTCGATCTGCATGCTCTTTCTCCTACTGCGGAGGGCCAGGCGGCGACCCGTTCAAGAACCCGCCGAGGCTTGCACGCTCGAGCCGCTTCGGTATGCCAGGGCGGGAGATTTGTTGGTAGACGTCCTCGAAGGAAAGGCCGGTCAGGCGCAGCACGTGCAGCACCTTGCCGGCCTGGTTCGTCGCATGCTCGACAGCGACCTCCAAGGCGATCTCGCCTTCCTTCTGGTGCGTCTTGATGCGCTCGCCGGCAACGTCCATCAGCTGCTGAAGGCAGAGGTAGGCACCGACGAAGTACTTATCGCAGTCCGTGAGCATGTCCAGCGGCAGCTCACGGTCGTTGTTGCGCAGCTCGACCTCGAAGCGAGTCCACTCGCTCTCAGGGTTGCCGAGCTGCCGGCCCTTCTCGTAGACGCGGCACATCTTGCCGTTCTCTCGCCGGCCGATCTCGATGGTGCGGCCGTGCACCGGCACGTCCGAGCCCCAGTCACCGACCAGCGAGTGACGCGGGCGATTGCCCTGCGCGCCGGCGCGGAACTCGCCATGCCGCCACCAGTCGAGCGCATCCTCGACGGTGAACTCCCCATTGAGCAGATCGACAGCCAGGTCGACGCGCGTCAGCGCGATCTCGTCGCACAGCTCCAGCTGCGCCCGCAACGCCGACCAGTTGCGCACGAGCGCGCAGCCGTGGCCCGTCAGCTCCAGGCGGGCCTTGCCCTTGCGGGCCTCACCGCCCCAGTCCAACCGGCCGAGGTTGATGCTGGAGCCCTCGCGCACGGTCCAGAACCTCATGCCGTGGGCGTACTGGTGGAAGCCGTGCGTGCTCTCGGCCGCGACCTCGCCACCGAGCAGCGGAAACAGCCACTCCTGCACGTTGAGGTCGATCAACTCGCCCTCGACCGGGCAGAAGGTGGCCGTGAGCCAATCGACCTTCGCGCCCTCCTGAGCCGTTTTTTCCCCCCTGTTAGAGGAGGGGGGGAGGGAGCGCGCTGCGCGCGCTCCGCTTGCGCGCCGCGCGCTCCCCACCGCCCGAGCATCCCGGCGCCTGACTGTCCGGCTCTCATGCGCGCCACGCGTTCCGAGCCCGCACGGTCGCGCCAGCCAGTGTGTGGCACGGGTGTCCGGACTGCTGACCGCAGATGCGGAACCACGCGGCGCGATGTGCCAACGTGCGCGGCAGCAGGCAAAGGAACGTGCCGCGCCTCACAGCGGCAACCTCCGCTGGAGCCAGAACTCACGCTTGAAGATGACGGCGCGGTACGGCACCGTCCGCGCTTCCTGCTTTTGTCCCTCTGCCGCCATAATCGTCCTCGCCGCTGATACGCGTAGCAATCATTGCTACGTCGGCGGGAATGTATCAAGGATTGCTACATGAAACAAGCACCGACGCCTGAACTGCTGGAACTCATTGACCGCGCAAGCCAAGCCGCAGGAAGCGACTACAAGCTCGCCCAGCTCATCGGCCAGGGCCGCCAACGCATCAGCAACTGGCGCCACGGCGAGGTGCCATGTCCGCCCGAGGACCAGGCGCTCATGGCTGCAATCGCCGGCCTCGATCCAGTCGCCGAGCTCGCGCGCGCGACCGTGCGGAAACACGAAGGGTCCAAGAAGGGAGATTTGCTGATGCGGGCCTTGGGAAAGGCTTCGCCAGCGATTGGCGCGGTCCTCAGTTCCGTTGGCGCCGCCATACTGGTGATCTCTGGCTGGATCACCCCGACGCCGACAAGAGCTACTGAGGCACGAGAAATACAATGTGTA